GGACAGTCGATCCGCGATCTACTCGATACGCCGCCGATCTTCTTAGACGAGCTCTATTATCAACTCGTAAAACGTGCGGAAAGATCTCGACGGAGGGTTAAATAATGGCGATCGAGTTCCGAATCCCAGAGCTCGACGAAGCGTCCCCGGAGTTTCTTCGCGGCGGTTCCGGTAAATACGGCTATCGCGTAAGCAAAGACGCGACGACGACGCTCAAGTTAACCGGCCTTAAAGAAGTACGAAAAGCGTTAAAACAATACGGCGACGAAACGAAGACGGCCTTTAAGCCGGCGAACCTTGCCGCCGCGAAAGTCGTTATCGAAGCCGCAAACTATACGATCCCAGTAAGAACCGGAACTCTCAAGTCGACTATGCGACCGCTTGCTACTAACAAGTCTGGCAAGGTTCGAGTCGGTAACGCGAAAGTCGAGTACGCCGGCCCGATTCACTTCGGCTGGCCTTCCCGAAATATTAAGCCTCAACCGTTTATCTATGAAGCTCTCGACCGACGAATCGGAGAAGTAATATCGGTCTACAATAACGCGATCGACGAACTCGGAAGAAAGTACGATCTTACTAATGGCTAAACCGATAACCGTCACCGTCGCCGGCAACGCCGGGCCGCTCCGTAAATCGTTACAAGGAGCCGACTCCGATCTCGCCAAGTTCGGTAAAGCCGTTTCCGATAACGCTAAAAAACTAGCTCTCGGGTTCGCCGCTATTGGAGCCGGCGCAGTAGCTGGACTCGGAGCCGCTGTAAAGGCCGCCGCCGAAGATCAAAAAGCGCAAGCGTTACTCGCCGACCAATTACGCAAAACGACCGACGCGACGAGCGCCCAGATTCTCGCGATGGAGCAATTCGTCGACATTACACAAAGAGCGACCGGAGTCGCCGACGACGAGCTTCGTCCGGCTCTAGCGACACTTACTCGCGCGACTGGCGATCTTACGGAAGCGCAAGAACTACTCCAACTCGGACTCGATATCTCCGCCGGCTCTGGGAAGTCTCTCGAAGGGATCTCTCTCGCTCTTGCTAAGGCCACGAACGGAAACCTCGGCGCGTTTACGAAGCTCGGTATTCCGTTAGACGAAAACATTATAAAAACGAAAGACTTCGCCGCCGCTCAAGAAGTGCTCGCGAAACAATTCGGAGGAGCGTCTACGGTAGCGGCTAACACGTTCTCCGGACAGATGAGCCGACTACGAATCGTTATAGGTGAAGCAGTCGAGTCGATCGGTTACGCGATCCTCGAAAATGATTACTTCCAAGATTCGATGGCGAAGTTCCCTAACGCCGTACAAGCCGCGATAGACGCGTTCGGAAAGAAAGGTATTAAAGGATCCCTCGACGCGTTCGTCTCGAATATGGGTATTACCGGCGCATACGTAAAGCTCTTCGGTCTATCCGTTTCGGCTTCGTTCGCCGATATGGCTAACAAAGCGACCCAGTCTCTAAGCCTAATTGGACTCGCCGCGAACCTCGTCCTCGGCGTAATAAACACCGTCGCCGGAACCGAACTACGAGTCGCAAGTCCCGGCGAAACAAAGAAAGCCGCCGACGACGCCCGTATCGCGTTCGAGCTCCAGCAAGGCATAATCCGAAACCTACAAACAGACTTCGACATAGCACGAAACAAACAAGCCGCACTCGGGGCCGAAACGAATCGACTCACCGACCTCGCTCGCTCGTTAGGAGTCGAACTCGAAACGACCGCCGGAGCAGTAAACGACTTCTCCGGAGCGACCGGTAGTAAAGGATTAACCGACGCCGAAAAACGAGCCGCCGCACTCCGTAAAGAACTCGGAGAAATGCTCCCGAAAGCACTCGAAGCCGCACAAAGCGAACTCGACTCCGCAAAGAAAGCCTTCGACGATTACGCCGCCGGTATTGCCGACTCGCTAAATAAACTCGACTACGGCGCGGCCTACGACGACGCTAAAGAAGGCGGAACAAAGTTCCTCGACGAACTCAGAAAACAAGCCGACCGCGGACGCGTCTTCGCGGAACGAATCCAACAACTCGTCGCCGCTGGACTCACCGGGCCAGCTCTCCAACAAGTCATCGACGCCGGCGCACAAACCGGAACCGCAATCGCCGACGAACTACTTAAAGCAAACGAGAACGTCCTACTCGCTAACAAACTCGGAACCGATCTCGAAGCCGCCGCGAAAGCCGCTGGACAGGCCGCCGCGAAACAATTTAAGCAAGAAGGCGTTAACGCCGCTACGGAGCTTCTCGCCGGCGTGGAGGCGACCTTAAAGTCTTACACGATAAAGCTCACCTCGCAGAAACTTAACGCGAAGCAACTCCAAAAACTAAAAGAGCAATTCTACGTAGACGTCGCGTTTAACTTCCAGACTTCCGGCTATGCGATACCAGCACTCGCCGAAGGCGGCCTCGTAACACGTCCTCAAGTCGCGCTAATTGGCGAGGCCGGGCCAGAGTTAGTAGTCCCTCTCGATCGCGTAGGCGATATGGGCGGAGGCGATACGTACCAAATAAACATAAACGCGGCAGTCGCCGACGCTCGTCTCGGCGGCGTTATCGTCGACGCGCTTCGCTCGTATAACCGGCGCACCGGGCCGATAGATATCACTATCTCGAACTAATGGGATCGACACTAATCACCGGAGGCGTCTACACCGTAGAGCTAGATACCGGAGAGATCGAGGACGGCTTCACACTTGGAGACGCGACTCGAGGCGTACTCGGATCGACAGAGTACGTCTTAACGGGTACGACAACCTTTACGGACGTTTCCGATCTTGTTACAACCGTTCGGATCTTCCGAGGACGTCGAAGGCCGATAGACCAATTCCCAGCCGGAACGATTAGCGTCTTACTTCGAGACAACGCGAACCGAGACCTCGATCCCTATAACGAAGATTCCGCGTTCTTTAATGTCTCGGCAGATATGCCCGGCCTTTCACCGCTCCGAAAGATACGCGTATCTCGGAACGGAACGTATATCTTTCAGGGCCGCGTAGCTGGATACGATTACGAATACGGCGAACAAAACTTCGCGACGATATCCGGATACGACGACCTTTATCTTCTCGCCCAGACTTCGCTCTCCGCGTTTACGCCTAGCGTAGAAACTTCGACCGATCGAATAACGGCGATTCTTGACCGACCCGAGGTCGGCTTCGGAGCGAATCGAGATCTTACGTCGACTCCGGTTACAACTCTCGGAGCTTATGCGATCTCCGCCGGTACGAATACTCTCGCCTATCTACAAAGTGTCGCGTTAAAAGCCGAACAAGGCCGGCTATTTATGAGAGCCGCCGATAATGATCTCGTCTTCGAGAACCGTCTCGGGAACACGATCTCGGCTCCGTCAGTAGCGTTCGACGACGTAGGCGTAGGCGTCCGCTATACGAAAGTCGACATCTCGTACGACTCGGATATCGTCGTAAACTCAACCGCAATTACGCGCACCGGCGGAACCGTCCAGACTGCCACGGATCCGACTTCGATCGCGACGTACTTTATCCAAGAGTACGACGATACGAATAACCTCGTTTCCGATGACACTCAAGCCGCGACGCTAGCGACCTATCTTCTAAACCCCGATCCCGAGCCACGGTTCACCGGCTTAACCGCCTACTTCGGAGCTATCCCCGACCAAAACGACCAAGACGACGTCGCGTTTCTCGAGATCGGCGAGACTGTCACCATAACCCGAACCTTTACGACTGGGACGCCGGCGGCAATAACCGAAGAGCTCGCGATCGAAGGTATCGAACACTCGATCGAAACCGGTATCGGACATACCGTCCAGATCTACACCTCGCCGACTGACGTCGTTTATACTTTCCTACTAGGCGACGCCCTTTACGGCGTTCTAGGAATCCAAGAACCCCAACCCGTACTAACATAGGATAAAGATATGGCTCTACAGACCTTCTCCGATGGTGATATCCTCACCGCCGCAAAATTAACCGGCGTCCAAAATAACGCCTATAATCAAACGGTAAGCACTAAGACGGATTCGTATACGCTCGTCGCTCTCGATAAGGGAACTCGAGTCGTAATGAATAAAGCAACCGCGACAACGATCACCGTTAACACTTCTCTTTTTAACGCCGGGGACACTCTCTTTATACAAAATATCGGCGCCGGTACTTGCACGATTACGGCAGGAACCGCGACAGTAACTACGGCAGGATCTCTAGCATTGGCGCAATGGGGAGGCGGAACTCTTTACTTTACTTCGGCGTCGGCAGCCATTTTTTTTAGCGGTGGCGGCGTAAGCTACGGCGTAGCAACCGGCGGAAGCTCGTCGAGTATTACCGTAAGCGGAATAAACTACACACTTCTCACCTTTACAAGCGACGGAACTCTTACCGTTACGAAGTCGGGCCTCTTCGATATCTTGGCTATCGGCGGCGGTGGATCCGGTGGAGCAGGCACGAACGCGTTTACGCCCGATATCGGCGGCGGCGGCGGTGGCGGCGGAGGGTTCCAACTTACGACCGCATATCTTGACGCAAACCAAAGCATCGTCGTAGGTGCTGGCGGTGCTGGCGCGGCCTATCCAACGGTAAACGCTGGAGGCGCTTCCGGATTCGCGACCGTTAACTCTGGCGGCGGTGGCGGTGGCGGACAAGGCGGAGCTTCTGGCGGCGGCGGTGGCGGTACTACCGCTAACTCGTTTCAGGGCTTTAACGGCGGCGCGGCTTCTAACGTCGGCGGAAGTTTCCTCGCTAACGGTGGCGGCGGTGGCGCCGGCGGCGTAGGTGGAACGGCTCCAAATGATACGACCGCCGGCAACGGTGGAGCCGGTAAAGAAATAAATACGTTCATCGGTGGAGCTTCGACGCTTCGAGCCGGTGGCGGCGGCGGCGCGGCGGTTACAACTGGCGGAACGGCTAACGGCGGCGGCGGTGCTGGAGGTTCGGCAACGGCAGGAACGGCAGGAACGGCAAACACCGGCGGCGGTGGCGGCGGATCTTGGAACGCGAACGGAGCGAACGGCGGAAGCGGCGTAGTGTACGTAAGGTTCCGCGTATGATCGCCCAATACTTCGCACAAATAAACGAAGAGAATATCGTCCAGACCGTCCACGTAGTAACGGCTCAATTTATGCAAGAGAACCCGGAAAGATACCCGGGAATCTGGGTAGAAACTTTCGCCGACGTTCCGGGAAAGACATACGCCGGAATCGGATATACCTACGATCCGTTAACTCAAGACTTCACCGCGCCAGTCGTTCGCCCGATCTTTCCAGAGTCTTAATATGCGGCGTCTCGGACGCTTACTCGTCTTCTTACCGACGGGACTCTTCGCGTTATGGTCGACAACGGTAAACGCCGAACCGATCTACGGACTAAACGCGTACGGCTACACGTGGAACGAAAACGATTACCCTCCGATTAAATCCGATAACGCGTTCCCTTCGTGCGGAACCGAGATCGAGAACAATATAAACCGAAACTACGAAGGCGAACCGTTCCAACAATGCCCGGACGACTTCTTTCTTCTTCACTATGCCGGCTATATCACGATCCCAGAGAACGAGACGATCTCGTTTATGGTTGCCGGCGACGACGGAGCTCTCGTAAAGATCGGGCTCGTCGAGTTCGGCGACTGGGAGCCGAAAGGTTGCTCTTGGAGTGTGCCTACGTCGGAGCCGTTCCCCGGCGGATCGTACGAGCTCGACGGTTGGTTCTATGAATACGGCGGCGGTACTTGCTATATGCTCGCGTGGAATATCGACGGCGAAGGCTGGGAGATCGTCCCCGACGAAGCCTTCACTAGAGAGCCATTCCAAGAAGACCCTTCCACTACTACCGAAGAACCTACGACGACGCTCCCAGAGCCCTCTACGACCCTCTCCGAGCCCTCTACAACACTCCCGAGGACAACAATTCCCCAAAGTTCTAGCAGTACCTCGAGCTCGACATCGACGAGCACCACTACGACAACCGAAGCACCGTCCCCACCGCCGGCAACACTTCCCCAACCTCCCGAAACTATGCCGGCCCCACCGACTACCGTTCCCGAACCTCCCGAAACGATCCCCGAACCGTTAGACACTTTCCCGGAACCCGAAACGACCGAAGCCCTACCACCGGACACACTCGAAGCACCTCCCGAAACCGTTCCAGAACCTCCGGACACTATGCCGGCTCCGCCAGATACCGAACCGGAAACCCCGTTACTCCCTCCCAGTACCTTAGAATCGCGGCCCGAAGAAGGTTC